CAGCCAACAAAACCGTAAGTGTGATAGTCAAAAATATAGTCAGTCACGCAAAATAGGAATTTAATTTATCCTCAGTGTTGCTGATTGAAACTTCCGCGTCCAAATGTGTATATATCTCCAACGTAACCTGTATGCTCGAATGTCCTAATAATCGTTGTGCGGTTTTTACGTCAATACCTGCATAGTACAAATTAGTTGCATATGTATGACGGAATATATGTGGTGTAACGTCTTTTGCGATTAATCGTATAGCCGTGTCCGAACGTGAAAACTCGTCACCGCCTGCGGCAACATTCATCTTATCTAATATATTATACCAAAAACGACGAAACGATGATTTTGTCATAGGTTCACCGCTTTTCATTGTAAATAAATATATATTTTTTGCGTGTGCAATATATTCTTGCAATTCTGACAATAGTTTTGCCGGAAGAGGAATGGAGCGGTTGCCTGCGTTTGTTTTAGGCGAATTTTTTAGGTGACTTTCACCGTCCTTTATCACCAAATTTTTGTTTATGATTAATCTGCGATTTTTAAAATCAATATCTTTGACGGTCAAAGCCAGTGCTTCACCGCGTCTTACACCAGTGTAATATAGTAGATCTACAAATACACGTTCACGCTGTGTCAGTTTTGCTTTTTCAAAAATTGCTTTCTCTTCGTTCGATAATGACCGCTTTTCTTTCTTTTGTGATTGCGGTAATGAAACTTTCAACGAAACGTCCTTGTAGATGTATTCGTTTATTATCGCTTGTTGGATAATCTGTTTTATCGTCAGTCTAACGATTTCAGCAGTTCGGTAATGACCGACACTGATAATGTCATTTAACATTTCTTGAATATGATGTGACTTCAACGCACTTAAACGAATACCGCCTATTTCGGGTATAATGTGCGAATTTAGGGCGTTTAAATACATTGCATAGGTGTTATACTCTTTCGCTGATTTGTACAGCTTTAGCCACTTTATTCCCCATTGCTCTACGGTCATACCCTCATCATTGATAATGATGCCTTTATTTTGCAGGCTCTTGAACTCGGCGACCTTTTTGTCCAGTTCCATAATTGTACGACCGTACAGTGTTTTACGTTTCGGTTTGCCGTCGTCTGTATATCCAACAATCGTACTTGTTGCATAACGTCCGTCGGGACGTTTTTTATATTTAGCCATAAATAACACTCCTTTTTCGTTTTTTTGTATTGAAAATAGAGTGCATTTGTGTTACAATATCATTGGTATGGGATATTGTGTATAAATGCACTTTATTCTTTTTCCTCTGTCTGCTCCAACAGGCAGAGGATTTTTTATTTGTAATTTATTAAAAATCGACTATTTTAATAAATTAATTACGATTTTGATACATTTTGTTACGTTTTTTGTATTTTTAATGCGATTTTAGAATGTTTCTTCGCAAATACCCAAAACTTTACCGCAACATTCGTTTCTGATATATTCATTAATGATTATATCGGAATATTTTTCATTATGTGAAATTAATCTGTCAACACCTAATTCCTTAACATATGCGTTACCGTCCACAACAAATATCCCGATTTCACCGATTTCAATACTTGGCTGTTCTTTGACGAATAACTTATCGCCGTTGTGATATGTCGGCTCCATACTGTCACCCGATACACGAACAATGAAATCTGTTCCCTTTGGCGGTTGTTCTGTTAGGTCAACCTTTTCAGGATATTCTTCGTCCAACGGGTTGCCTGTTCCTGCCGATACGGGCATATCGTAATAAGGTACTTGGTATTTTTTTATTGGTATGATGTTATCGTAATTTGGTTCGTTTGGAATATTACGTTCTAACTCTTTTCTTATAACCACTTGAACAACTTCTTTACTGTGGTCATCAAGTTTTCTGTAATCGGATACTAATTTTTTTTCTACCGCTGAATAATTTTTTAAGTTAGAATTGTCATCAAAATCTTCGAGAGTACATTCTAAGGCTCTTGCGATAGCTTTTATAGTATCTATTTGAGGGTCTTTAGTCACTCCCGATAATATTTTTTTTAAGGTACTTATCGGAACACCAGATTTTTGCGATAACGTTTCTATTTTCATTTTTTTTGATTTGCGAATTTCTGATATTTTTGTTCCTATACTCATAACATTCAAACCTCCTTTTCAAAATCATTGTAACACATAAATAACTCATAGTCAAGAAAAAAAGTTCCAAAAGGTATACTTTTTTTCTTGCAAAAGGGTTGACAAGTTCCGAATAGTATGCTAAGATATATATAGAAGTTCCAAATAAGGTACGAAAGTGAGGTGGTAATATGAAAGTTAAATATAGTGTTATGGCGTCAGAGATAATGAAGCGTGGAATTAGAAAAACTGCTATAGCAAAAGCCATAAGTTCTTCAACAAAAACGTTGAACAATAAACTTTGTGGGAAAAGCGAGTTTACTTGGAACGAAGTATGTACTATTCAAGCAGGCTTTCTACCTGACATATCAAAAGACGATTTAATGGCAACAGATGAACAAAAATCAGCGTAAATGAAAGGGGGTACATAATAATGAACGAAGAAAAAGTTACTATAAACATAGGTACAGACACAACGGAGCTTAATCAAAAACTTGATGAAAGCATAAAAAAAGCAACGGAGTTAATGGAATTGCTACAACAATTAGGAATAACTCCGTTACTAAAAATTAATACACCATATAATAATGCAAATAGGGTAAGAGGAGCGAAAATTACTCGCCGCAATTAGAAAGTTTTTCACTAATATCTTGTAACCATTTTGTATTACCGTTTATGCGAGAAATGGCGCATTCAGCTAATTCATCATCGTACCAAGCACATCGTGAAGAACAGGGTGCTTTATCGGTAGCAGTTGACATTAGTGGACAGATTTCGTAATTTGTAAAACTCATTATAATCACCTCGCTTTCTACGGTGATTATAACACAAATAACGGGGAAATACAATCAGCGTAAATGAAAGGAAGTGAGGGAATGAACATAATAGAAGCAACACGCAAGGCATTAAAAGAGGGCGTAGGAATAAAGAATAAGAATGATATTACGCAGAATTATTTATTACCTACAAATACAAGAGAATGTTATATTGTTGTTCCGATTGGGTTTGCTGTAGGTAATAACACCAAAGCCGTACCACGTTGGAATCCTAAAGCAGAAGATATACTTTCAAATGATTGGGAGTTATATCCGCATAAAACGGTATAACCCCCACAAAGTATTACTGTTTTAAACAGAACTCGTATGCTACATCATCTGCGTCTTGGACTGAATAAATAAAACCGTCTTGAATTAGATTTCGGAGCATAACATCTAACTCATCTTTAGGAATTTTAAGGTCGTCCATTACATCATAAAAACATATAGAAATGTATTTGTCGTGAGTTTTGTAAAAATCAAGAATATAATTCTTCAATGCTTCCATATATAATCACCTCCATTCTACGGTGATTATAGCATAATATCAAGAATTTTACAATGAGAGATAGAAAGTAGGTGAAAAACAATGGCAAAAGTAATGGTAGAAGTAAAGCAAGTAGATTTGAAAACATTTCGCCAAATGTTCGGAATACCGGAGCATACTGTACAACGTTGGGTACACACCAAGAATTTCCCGGCATACAAGTTGGGTCAGAAATGGTACGTTGACCTGAAAGCATTTGAAAAATGGCGTGAAACAGAACACGCCAACAGCTACAAATATGCGTAAAGCATAATAAAACACCTTGCAGGCAGACAAGGGCTGTCCGCAGTATTATACCGCAAAAAAGTCAATTTTTCTTTTCCCTAAAAAGTTTGAATTTTAATGAAATCTGTTTTGCGGACGGCTCCTGTGTGCCTGTGAGGAAGTAAAGAGAGGTAAACAAATGAACACAATAGGAATTGCGCTGATTAGTTTCGGTATCGGACTAATCATAAGTTGGAAATTGGCAGAAAGGGACATAAAAAATGCTAAAAAGAAAACCAAAAACAGAGAATGAGAAAACGGAAGAATATTTCCACAGAGAAGTATTTCCGATGATTAACGCATTTGCCAAAGAGTGCAAGGGACACTCTAAGCAGAAAATAACGGTGAAAGGAATATTTTCAAATGAACAAATATGTAGTAATGACGGGCAGAGATGATGTAGTGGTTTTAAACGCCGATGACAACAAGTCGGTTAAGGCATACATAGCAAAAGGATACGGCATAACAAACCGCATTAAAGCAAAGTATCCGCTTGAAATGAGTGTCACAAAGATTATCGGAGGAGAGAAACAATGACAGCAAAGCAAATAACAGAATTGCACGATTTGTGTTTGCAGATTAATTTATTTGCAGAAAGACATAATCAAGCACCTATTGCTATGTATCATATGATAGGTGATGAAAATCCATTTACAACTATGATATGTATAGAAATATATCAAACTGAACCGTTCAATATAATCAAAACATTTACATTTTCAACGGATACTATTTCGACCGAAGACGTAAAAGGAAGATATTACAGATTAGTTAAGAAGTATTTGAAAGATTTAGTCAAAAAGAATGTAGAGGTAAAAGAGAATGAATGACGAAGTAGAGAACTACAATAATGAAGAATTTATCGAGATATTAACCGCACTTGGCAGTAACACAAAAATATTGATTAATGGTAGTGCCGATTTTGAAATACGCCATTCGTGGAATAATGGTGAGCCGTATATCAATATTGTTGTAAAAGAAAAAGACCGTTAGAGCTGGCACTCGTAAACGGTCAAAGGTAATTACATAGATTAATCTATGTTTTACATATATTATACCACAAAAAAATAAAAAATCAAGAAAGGAATGATAAAAAGTGGGTAATGCAAATTTATTAGAGGTCGCTCGTGGCGCAATCGGTGAAAGATTGGACTATGAACTGGGAAAGGTTGTTGATAATATCAGCGACCTAAACACAAAAGCGGACGCAGTAAGAAAGATAACATTGACGTTATCACTAAAGCCGGACAGCGAGCGACAGAACATAAAAATGTCGACACAGGTAAAATCAACATTGACACCAACGAACAACATTGAAAGCGCGTTGTATTTGACGGAATCAGACGAGGGCAAAGCATTAGTCGAAATGTTGCCACAAGTACCGGGACAAATGGCATTAGATGGCTCGGAGCAAGACGAGCCAAAGATTATAGCGATTAAGAAAGCAATGTAATTTAAAGGAGGATAAAGATAATGATTAACAAAGAGTTTATTGAAAAAATCGAGGATATGACAGGACCAAAGGTGATTGAAACCGACCATGGCGCATTTTCAGACAAGCAACTACACAGAATTGAGGACAGATTGATTGATACAACCAAGTTGTCAAGTCTAAGTGGTTTAGTCACTATGATGAAACAAGAAATGGACAATTATGATAAGCCATTATTCGTCAGAGTGGTATCACCGGAGCAGGTTGATGTATTGGGTACGGTCAGATATGATATGCAACGTGAAAGACCATATGTTGCATATGCAAAATTCAATAGCTTTGACTTCGACAGTTATATGAGCATTGAAAATATGATTATCTGCCTAAAGTCACGTTTTGCACCGACAGAGGACAGAGATTATCTTGTACAGTTACTCGGCAACATTACCGATCAACAATCAGTTCAGACGAAAGATGACGGTATAACACAATCGGCAACCGTCAAGAGCGGTATTCAGCTGGTTGGCGAACAGAGAATAAAACCGATTGTTTCGCTAAAGCCATACAGAACGTTTTTAGAGGTAGAACAACCAGAAAGCGACTTCCTAATTAGATTAAAAGACGGAAGTGCGGCACTGTTTGAGGCAGACGGTGGAGCTTGGGAACGTGAGGCAGTAAAAAATATTGCGGACAAGCTAAGAGAACTACTTGCCGATGTTCAAAATGTACATATAATCGAATAATAAAAAAGCGGGGGAATTTAATTTCCCCCGCAATACCGTTCAACGGCATATATTATAACACGCTTATATCTTAACACATAGAAAGGAAAATGTCAAATGAACATATACGAAATAGACAATGCAATGTTTTCTTTAATTGACGAAGAAACAGGCGAAATAAAGGATTACGAGGCATTTGAAGAACTACAAATGCAGAGAGAAGAAAAAATCGAAAATACAGCGTTATGGTATAAAAATCTTGTAGCCGAGAGCAAAGCTATAAGAGAAGAAGAAAAAGCACTTGCGGAACGTCGTAAGTCGTTGGAAAACAAGGCTGAAAATCTGAAGAATTTCATAAATCGAACATTGCAAGGTAATAAATTCGCTACTCCAAAAGTGGCGATAAGTTACAGAAAGTCAACGGCGGTGGAAGTTGATGACGAATTTATCGACTATGCAATGAAGAACAACAGTGACTTACTGACATATAAGCAACCTGAGCCGAACAAAGCGGTCATTAAGGAAATGTTGCAGGGCGGTTTTGATATTCCGCACGCAGAGTTGACCGTGAGAAACAACATGAGTATAAAATAAGGAGTGATACATATGGGAATACCGGTTTTAATTATGGGCGAAAGCGGTAGCGGAAAAAGTGCAAGTATGAGAAATATGGTACCTGAAAAGGTAGGTGTATTCAATGTTGCAGGGAAACCATTACCGTTTAAAAATGGCAAAAATTTTAAAACTGCTGACAATCCGTCATACAAAACAATAATGAACAGTTTGAAAAATGCAAAGCTAAAATGCTATGTGATAGATGACAGTCAATATTTAATGGCATTTGATTTTTTTAACAAATCTAAAGAAGTAGGTTATCAGAAGTTTACCGAAATAGGATATAACTTTGAGCAACTAATACGAACAGTGCAGACTGATACACCGCACGACTGCATTGTATATTTTCTGCACCATACAGAACAGATGCCTAACGGAAGTCTTAAGGCGAAAACAATCGGCAAAATGCTTGATGAAAAATTAACGGTTGAGGGATTATTCAGTATTGTTTTGATGTGTGTTGCAGATGAAAACAAACATGTATTTTTAACACAATCAAACGGAATAAGTACGGCAAAGTCGCCTATGGATATGTTTGATTTAGAGATTGATAATGATTTAAAAATGGTTGATGAAACAATAAGGGAATATTACGGACTGAATGAGGAGGATAAAAATAATGAATAAAATACAAGGATATGACGAAGCACAATCGTACACAGGTGAGAGCAGAACATTGCCGGCAGGTAAATATATCTGCGAAATCAAGGGTGCAAAAGAGGTTGAAACCAAAAACGGTAAGAAACAGTTGGTATTGCAACTGGATATTGCAGAGGGCGAATATAAAGACCATTACAGTAATCTATATGCGGCGAATGCTGAAAGAAACGGAACGAACGCAAAATGGAACAACGGAGGACTTTTCAGACAAGGATACGAGGGTAAACAATTACCATTTTTTAAAGGTATGATAAGTTGTATTGAAAAAAGCAATGAGGGCTATGAATGGAATTGGGACGAAAAAACGCTTAAGGGTAAGAAAATAGGTGTATTGTTTGGACGTGAACAATACCTGATGAACGGTCAAAAAAAATGGGCGACTAAGGCAAGAGCGGTAAGAAGTATCAAAGGATTGGAAATGTCCGAAATTCCACAGGATAAACTACTTGATGGAAGTACATCGGGATTTGATACAAGCGGATTTGATGATGAGGACGAATCGGAAGAAGATTTGCCGTTTTAATATAGGTTAAGGAATGGGTGCTATGGAGAATGAAAACAGAATAACGATACCCGATTTCAGTAAGGACGATTTTTTAATATCATCAAAACCGTTTCAATGGATAATAGACCAAGCTGACGGCAACGAGTTCATCAAAGGTCAGCTTGTGGCGCAAATGGCGGACAAAGCGAAAGAACTTGATGTATCAAACTTTCGGACGCAATTCAAAAACTACGTCAGAGCGCAAAAGGGTCAAAGCATTGTTTACGGCAACGTAATGGAGTTCAGTGGCACTGCAATAATGTGGGATACAGGCGAATGGATAGCAACTGATGACGGAGTGTATAGGTTTAAAGGACAGTTCAGCGAAAAAGTGACGGCGTGTCCACACCCGATATTTATGATAACAAGATATTCAAATGTAGATACTGATGTTGAAAGTGTGCAACTTGTTTACGGCAGACCGGGACGAAATTACAAAACTAAAATCGTCCCACGTTCTGACCTTGCAAGTGCGAATAAAATCGTAAAATTAGCTGAATACGGTGTCGGTGTAACATCGGAAAACGCAAAGGCACTTGTACAGTTTTTAAGTGATTTTGAAAGTATAAATTACGACAAAATAATCGAAAAGAAATCGTGCGATCATATGGGTTGGGTAGGCAGAGGATTTAAAGAATTTGCACCGTATATATCAGATTTGGAGTTTGAGGGACAGGACAGTTTCAGACAGTTATTTAATTCGGTAAGAGAGGTCGGCAGTTATGAAAAATGGCTTAAAACAATCAGAGATTACCGCAAAAACGGTAATATAGTTGTTCGCATGGTTATGGCGGCGAGTTTTGCGAGTGTACTGTTAAAACCGCTTGGAGCATTGCCGTTCTTCGTTCACCTATGGGGCGATACAGAAACGGGTAAATCGGTTGCGCTACTTGCGGCAGTGTCTGTATGGGCTGAGCCGGTTATCGGTAAATATGCCTATACATTCAATTCTACTGATGTAGGTAATGAATTATATGCGGCGTGTTTAAATTCACTGCCGTTATGTATGGACGAATTGCAGATACTGAATAAACGTTCGGATTTTGATGATATAATATATCGTCTGTGCGAGGGTACAGGACGTTTACGCGGTAAAAAAGATGGTGGTATACAAAATATTAAGACGTGGCGAAATTGTATTATAACCACAGGCGAACGCCCGATAACGTCAATGTCTTCCGGTGGCGGTGCGGTCAATCGTGTTATTGAAATAGAATGTAACGGCGGTAAGTTCTTCAAAAATCCGAGAGAATTTTGCAGAACGATACAGTCAAGCTATGGTCACGCAGGCAAAGTATTTGTTGAGAATTTGACCGAAAATCTTGCAGAGGCAAGAGAATTACACGAAAAATACATAAAGCTGTTAGAGGACAATACGGACGCCACAGACAAACAAATTGCGTCAGCGGCGGCATTATTAACCGCTGATGAACTGTCTGAACGTTGGATATTTAATGACGGTATAAGAATAGGCATAGATGATATTAAGCCATATTTACAGACAAAGGATATGCTGAACGTCAACAGACGTGCCTATGACTATTTGCGTGAAGAAGTTATTTCTAACTATAACAATTTTAAAAACAATGATAACGAGTGTTGGGGAATTGCTAAAGAAGGTTATATATATATTTTGCGAAACAAATTCAATGCAATATTGCAAAGCGGAAATTTCAATCCACAATCGACGCTTTCGTGGATGGCGAGAAACGGTAAGCTTGCAAAAACAGACGGTCGCAATCTTTCTGTTAAAGTGCAGATAAACGGTACAAGAATACGTTGTATTTGCTTGCACGAAGATGATGGAGAGTTTACAGAAATGGATATTGATGATGAAGATTTGCCATTTGATATTTAAAATAACCGCCCTAACTGCCCTACAAAACCGACGTAAAACAATATGTGTATATTATAGAATATTTTTTTGAATTATTTATAATTAATAATTTTTATAAAAATAAAAAAGTATAAAAATGTGTAGGGCGGTAGGGCATTGGATAAAAAAATGTGTAATAATGCGGTCTAAAATATGCCCGACATTAAATTTTTGAAATTAGGGCAATAGGGCATATATAAGGAGTTAAACAATGAAATTATTTGATTATCAAGAAAAAGCACTTGCATTAACGAGTGATAAAGACAATTCGGCATTTTACTATGATATGGGTTTAGGTAAGACATTTATAGGCAGTGAACGAATGCGATTATACGGTGAACGTGTGAATGTAGTCGTGTGTCAGAAGTCTAAAATCAAGGATTGGTACGAACATTTCAAAGAACATTATACAGATTATGCGGTATTTGATTTGACGAACAAAAAAGATATGCAGGCATTTATGACATATCCGATATACAAATGTATCGGTATTATAAATTACGAACTGGCATACAGACGTGAAGAATTAAAACAATTAACGAATTTTACAATGATGTTAGATGAAAGTTCGATGATTAAGAATGAAACTGCAAAACGTACGAAGTTTATACTTTCACTGAAACCGTCACATACAATATTGTTATCCGGTACACCGACAGACGGCAAGTATGAGTTCCTGTATTCGCAATTACGCTTGTTAGGTTGGAAGATTACCAAAACGGCATATTATAACCGATACATAAAAACGGAATTGCGAAGTTACGGCGGTCCAATGTTCAGAGTAGTTACAGGATACAAGAATGTAAGCGAATTAAAGGCAAAACTAAAGGAATACGGAGTGGTATTTGCTAAGGCAGAAGAAGTTATTAAGTTACCTGAAAAGAAGTTTATCAAGGAATATTCGACTGTTTCATCAGACTATAAAAAGTTTATGAAAGACCGAGTAATCAAGATAGACGATAAGGAATTGACAGGCGACAGTACATTGTCAAAAAGACTGTATGCAAGAATGTTATGCAGTGCATATAGCAAAGACAAAATATCGCGATTAATTGATTTAGTTAATTCTACATCTGACAGGGTTATTATATTCTACAATTTCAATACCGAACTTGAAGCATTAAGAAAAGTGCTGTTTGATAGACCAATAAGCATAGTAAACGGACAAGTTAAGGACCTAAAGGAATACGAAAATAACGATAATTCAGTTACATTGATACAATATCAAGCCGGAGCTATGGGATTAAATTTGCAAAAGGCGAACAGAATTATATATTTTTCTCTGCCGGAACGTTCGGAACTGTTTGAGCAATCAAAAGCGAGGATATGCCGTATCGGTCAAGAAAAACAATGCTATTATCACATAATGATGTGTCATAAGAGCGTGGAAGAAAAGATATATGAGTGTCTGTTAATGCGAAAAGATTATACAGACGAATTATTCAGAAAGGAATTTGGCTGATGGCAGAGGAAAAGAATTTTGAAAACCGAGTTAAGCAATGGCTTAGAAGTAAAGGCTGTTATGTGGTTAAATATTATGGTTGCGGAGGTACAAGAGCGGGCGTTCCTGATTTAATTGTATGTGCAAATGGTAGATTTATCGGTGTTGAAATTAAAGCTGAACACGGTAAGCTTGCACCGCTACAACGTAGTCATTTAGATAAAATATTAACTTCCGGCGGTGCGGTAGCAGTGATTAGACCGTCAGAATTTGACGGGTTTAAGAAATTCATTGAGGAAGTGTTGAATGATGATTGATAAAGCTACAAGAAATAAGCTGAAAGCTAAGGCAAACGAATTGTCGGATATATGTGTAACCGATGGCGAAAAGTTTGCAAAATGCTATGATGATATGTATAACAGTGGTGAATTTAATTGCGGGGAATGTTTCATCATAGCACGATTAGCTGATTTATATACTGCAATAAAACAGGGCATTATTGATAAAAATGACGGTGCTAAACAGCAAAGTGAGATATTTAAGGTGATTGAATTGGAGGAATAGAGTAATGAGAACAGAACAATTTGAAGAAGTTATAAACAACCGCATAGAAACGTGTAAAAGCGTTCTATGCAGTAAAGCAGAAGAATACGCAACCGATGATAGATTACATAATTTCAAAGTGGCAGGCGAATTGCAGAAATGCACAGCGGTTAAAGCGTTAGGCGGTATGATGGCAAAGCATACTGTCAGCGTGTATGATTTGATTGACGATTACGAACAGGGCAAGGCAATATCAAAAGAAATGTGGGCTGAAAAGATAGGTGACAGTATAAATTATCTGCTGTTACTTACGGCGCTGTTGGAGGAAGATAAAAATTTTGAGCCGATGAAAAGAGAAATGACATACGAACAAACAATAGAGGTTATTACAAATGCTATACAAAAAGACGAAATGACTGTCGAACGAGATATGGCATTGGCTATTGTACAAAAAACATTAAAAAAACAAATTCCCAAAAAAATAGAATTCGACGGCAATCAACTCATTTGTCCTAATTGCGGCAATGGTACAGATATATTATTTGGCGATAAATATTGCGTTGAATGCGGACAGCATTTAGATTGGAGTTGGGCGATTCAATGAGCAAAAAGTATAAGGGATTTAAGGGTAGCGGCTACAACAAAAAGTCGCTACCGTAAAACGTTGCTGAAAATTATAAAAAAGGCAATGGCGAGCAAGTTGGAAATTGATTGTAAGTATTGAGGAGGATGCATAATGCGAGAGATACTATTCAGAGGTAAACGTATAGACAATGGAGAATGGATAACGGGCGGTATATTTCAGCAAAAAGCTGATGATGTAAAAGATGAAGTAGTGTATATAATTGATAATTCATCAAATGATGTTGACTGGGCACATAGGGTTATACCTGAAACAGTAGGACAATTTACAGGAGTTACCGACAAAAAAGGAAACCGAGTCTTTGAGGGAAGTATATTCCGATATGAACCGCATTTCACAACGGAGAAAGCGTGTTTAGGAATAGTTAAATACAGAAATACATACGACAGACAACGTGCGTGTAATGACTGTGGTTTTGTCATAGAGTGGCAACATGAGCCGTTATTGACGCTACGAGAAGATTTATTATACTGGTGCGGTGACGGGAAATCAGCCAGTGTTATAGGCAATATACACGATATGAATGATAATCCCGAATTGTTTGAGGAATAAAAAATGAAAGAATGGAAAGTCAAAAAGAATGAATTTGGAGAAGAATGGCACGAACTTCGTTTTAGCCCATTTTATGAAGATGATGATGAGGTAATTGCGAGCTTTGTTCAAGATGAAATGGATGATGAAGCATTTTATTATATATCAAAAGAATTAAGTGCAGACGATGACCTATTGTGGGCTGATAGTATAGATGACGCAAAGCAACAAATCGAAGAAATGCTAATTGAGCATTGGAAAGATGAGATTGAATATTTAGAGGACAGATTAAAGGAATTTCAAGAAAAAAATAAACGGAGGAAAAGTAATGCAAGTTGAATTAAAAGTGAACGGTAAAACCGTTCACGCTGAAATATCAGAAGAACAAGCTAAAATATTGGGATTGGTTGAGGATACGCCTAAAACTGGATATGAGAGGGGCAAAAACGGTAAACTGTATTATTGTGTTGAGGAAGACGGTCATCTGTTACGTTACGCAGAAGGAAATGATTCAGCAGATGATAATTTTTATGGTATAGGTAATTATTACAGCGATAAAACCATTGCCGAGAACAATGCTCGTGCAGACAGATTGCAACGTTGTCTAAGACAATGGCAGGCACAAAACGACGAGCCTATTTCAGTAGAAGATTGGAACAATGAAAGTAAAAAGAAGTGGTTTATTATATATAGTTCTGAAGAAATGTACGCAGAGTATTATTATATTATGCGATTACCTAATACAATATATTTCGCCACCAAGGAAAAAGCAGAGGAAGCTATCGAAGTATTCAAAGATGAACTGCTATGGTATTTTACCGAGTATGTTCAGAGATTAGACGAGATGCAAAATGACTAAAGAACAATTATGTTGGACGTGCCAGAAAGCTTGTGGTGGTTGTTCGTGGAGCAGTTGCTTTCAGCCTGTTGAGGGTTGGACTGCTGAAAAGGTACACCGCAAGACGTATGATTCGTATAGAATAACAAAGTGTCCGGAATATGTATCGGATAAAGCAAGCAATTCTGAAAACAAGAAAAAGACACGAGTAACCAACAAAGAATTAGATACAATGAAAAGATTAAGAGATGATGGCCTATCATATTTTGAAATAGCAAAGATTGTAGACAGAAACCCTGACGTGGTTAGGGTGAATTTGGTGAGGTGTTGATATGGATAAAACAGCGAAGAAGTTAAAGCAGAAACGCAGAGCCGTAAGGCAGGCGATAAAGAACGCCGAAGAAGAAAGAATATTAAAAAATTTTGATGAAATTGCAAAGAAACGCGGTATTAAGAAATTCAATAGAAAGAAAGCATTGCAGTCGTACAAGATTGTTGAAAACGAAGTTACAACAGAGGGTGTTGTCAATCTTGTGGTAGTAGGTGCGTGGTATCTGCGTATAAAATGCAAATGGGGTCAAAAACGCGTGTGTCAATACATAGAGGGAGTTATTCGATATATTGGGGTTGTGTATAACCGTGAACGCGATATTGATAAACTCGCAGAGGAATTAAAAGATGAGTGTGATTTTGATTATGAAAAACTGATGAACGATTTTGACCCACTAAAAATCAAGACAAGCACTGCCGAGCAAGACCATATTAAAATGGTTACGTGTGCAATGAAAAACAATGCACCTATAATCCTGTATACGTTCTATTCAATGTTGAAATGGAAGAAGAAACGTATAACAGAATTAGGACAGGCAATAAAAGATGTTTTAATGGGTATGCAGGACGGCAAGCTGAAAGAGGTTAAAGATGTCGTAAGAAAAGAATGCGGTATGACATTCTATTACGACGGACGTATTGAATATTTAGACAGGAGGAATTGATTTGACGAAAGAAGAGCTAAAACAGTATCGCAGTATTGTTGCAGAATTAAACGAGGTAAATGACAGAATAAACAGTAATACAGTACACGGTACTGTCACAGGCTCTGACGCTGAATTTCCGTACGTCAAGCACTGTATTTCTGTGTCGGGTGTTGAGCCAACACATATATCTGATATTGTACTACGTCAACGATTGGAGCGGCAAAAAAACAAGATTGAATTGTTTGTTGCCGGTATATTAGACAGTGAAACACGTCGCATATTCCGATACAGGTACATAGACGGCACCGTAATGCCGTCATGGCAGTGGATTGCATTTAAGATAGGGCATTACGATGAGAGTTATCCACGAAGAAAACATAATAAATTTTTAAAAATGCCGAATTTGCCGAAAAAAGTGTGATACAATTTATAATGCGAAAAGAATGAGCAAACAAAAAATAATGCAAAACATATATACAGTGCAATATTTTGTGTTCTATATCTTACCGCTCGTTATTTTCGTAAAAAAGGTAGTGTATCGTCGTGAGATGATGGGTGAATATCTCGTGTGATTGGTGGGAGTGGAGATATTAAGTCAATTAAACAGATTGTATATGTCAATCATATGCAGTCTGTTTTTTATTTTTGAATGAAAGGGACATAACTATGGAATTATTGCAATTAGTTGAAAAATTTAAAGATATTATCAATGTAAGCAAGATTGAAGATGCTGTAGATGAATTAAAAACAAAATTGTTAAATGATAATGAGTGTAAGAAGTTATGCGAAGATTGGATTTCAATATGTCCCGATTTAACAAAAGATTATATGCAGATGATATTTCAATATTATTTTGCCGACCGTAAAGAGAAAATGCAAGACTACACACCAAAAAGTCTTGCAACGGCAGTCGCTGAATTATCAAAAAATGAAGATGAAAAGATATGTTTAGATTTATGTGCCGGTAGCGGAGCATTGACGATTCAGAAATGGAATAAGAATAATAATTTAAAATTTATCTGTAAGGAATACGATAGGCGAGTTATTCCGTTTTTATTATTTAATTTGGCAATTAGAAATATTGATGCCGAGGTCGTGCATTGTGATGTATTGGCAGATGAAACGTTTAAAGTGTACAGGACAAAAAAAGGCGATAGATTTGCAACAGTTGCAGAAATCGGTAAAAGTGAATTTAAGGCTGACGTCTGTATATCGAATCCGCCGTACAATATGAAATGGGAACAACCTGTATTTGCACAATTACAGAATAGATTCTCACAGTGTGAAATTCCGCCGGAAAGCAATGCAAATTATGCGTTTGTGTTGACGGCATTAAATGAAATCAAGAGCAAGGCAAGTTTTATACTGCCGAATGGCATTTTAAGCACTGATAATAAAAAAGAGAAACAAATAAAAAAATATTTAGTCGAAATGAATTTTATCGAAAGTATAATTTTATGCCCCGATAAAATGTTTGAAGTAACGTCAATACCAACGTGTATTATTACATTCAACAAAAACAAACAACATTCGACAGTGGAAATGATTGACCTACGACAGAAATATGAAATTGAACAGCGAATGCAAAACGGGCAGTACGGAGGGGCAAGCCATACAAACAGAACATACGCCAAAGAAGTTAAGATTATAACAGAAAGTCAAGTTCAAGACGTATTACTGCAAATTGAACAGCGTGGAAATGTAGCCGGTTATTGTAAATCTGTAAGCATTGAAGAAATAAAAAACAATGATTATGTATTGATACCGAGTCGATATATAGATTTTGATACGGTGGAAGAAGTGCATAGACCGTATGTCGATATAGTGAATGATTTGAACCGTGTTATAGCTGAAAAAAACACTTGCAAATTGACAATAAACGAAACTATCGCTAAATCAATAGGTTTTGATGTGGAAACGCTAAAGCAAGACAATAGTACATCAGATGGATTATCAGAATTAACAGAGAAACTATGTGGCAAAAAGATTGTGAAAAGTGACTATTTCAGAACGACAAAAAAGAAAAATGAAATAGTATTTTCAAACAACAGCAAAGAAAATATTTCGAGCATTTTTATGCTGATATTCAATATGTGGAAACAACACATATACTACCTAAACATCGAGGAAAACAGATATTTAGTCGAACTAAGAGATGCACTATTACCGGAACTGATGAGCGGTAAGATTGATTTAAGTGATATACAAACAGAAAGCGAGGGTGTGCAATGAGTACATACAGATATAAATTTAAAAAATGGCTATTTATACGCAAATGGCGATTTAATAATCGTAAATGGTGCGAGTGCCGGCACAAGCGCAGAACGTTAGAACGTGCGTTGACAAAAAACGGATATACGATGTAGTTAATCGGAAAATGTGAAAGCGAGGTGATAAGAGTGACTGAAAAGCAAAAGTTGTTTTGTGAGGAATATTTGATTGATTTGAACGCGACACAAGCGGCATTAAGAGCGGGATATTCGGAAAAGACGGCGTATTCGATTGGAAATGAGAACTTGAAGAAACCTGAAATTCAAGAATACATACAAAAGCGGCTAAAAGAGAAAGAGGACGCTCTTATCGCCAAACAAGATGAGGTGTTAAAGACGTTAACCGCCGTTATGCGACGTGAGAAACCCGAAACGGTTGTTGTGACGTGCAAAGCACGTAAATCACACTATGACGACAAGGGCAAGAAAGTCACTGACGAGGCGGAGCAACCGATATGTGTTGAAATACCGACAAAGGTGTCGGACGTAAACAAAGCGGCGGAAATGTTGGGTAAATACTACGCATTGTTCACAGAAAAGCTGAATGTTGACGGTGATATGGACTACAGCATTAAAATTGATTACGGTGGTGAGGACGAATGAACAAAATAACAGTACCGTTCAATCCGATATTTAAGCCTGTACATCAATGTAAAAAGCGATACGTTGTGATGAAAGGCAGTGCCGGAAGTGGCAAGAGTGTTGATACCGCACAACTGTACATATTGCGTTTAATGCGTGACAAAGGGCGTAATTTGGTATGTGTGCGAAAGTCCGATATAACAAACCGTGACAGTACATTTGCCGAATTAGAATCAGCCATAAACCGTATGGGCGTTGGCAGAGCGTGGAGAGTTACGCAAAGCCCGTTGTCGTTCACCTGTATAAACGGCAACAAGATTATATTTCGTGGTGTCAACGATAACAAACAACGCGAAAAGCTGAAATCAATCACATTTGCGAACGGAAAATTAACGGACGTATGGATTGAAGAGGCTACGGAGCTTGTGCAACAGGATTTTGAAATTATAGATGACCGTTTGAGAGGTGAACTCCCCGACGGTCTTTTTTATCAGATAAAATTGACATTTAACCCTGTATCGTCAAGTCACTGGATAAAGAAAGTGTTTTTCGATATACAGGACGATAACGTCTTAACGCACCAAAGCACATATTTAACAAACCGATTTTGTGACGAGGCATACAGACAACGTATGCTACGTCGTAAAGAAGTTGACCCTGAGGGCTACAGGATTTACGGACTGGGTGAATGGGGCGAAACAGGCGGATTGATATTCTCAAATTATCGCATTGAAGAATTTGAAACAGATATGAGCCGTTTTGACGCTATGGCGATAGGACAGGACTTCGGATTTAATCACGCAAACGCCATATTGACGTTAGGTTATAAGGACGGTGATATTTACGTTTGTAATGAACTGTATGTATACGAAATGGATACAACCGAAATTATCACTAAGGCTGACGGGAATTTCAGCAAAAGTCTTGTAATGTGGTGCGACAGTGCAGAGCCGGACCGTATAAAAATGTGGCGAAAGGCAGGCTATCGCGCAAGGGCAGTTGTTAAAAATCCGAACAGCATACAATCGCAGATTGACTGGTTAAAAGGCAGAAAGATACACATTCACCCGTCTTGCGTGAACGTGATAAAAGAGATACAGCAATGGCGTTGGCGAGTTGATGAGAAGTTGGGCGAGTATACTGACGAACCTGTCAATGTATTTGATGACGCAATGGCGGCACTGAGATACGGCGTTGAGAGTTGGCGCAAGGATAAAAAAGCTAAAATCTATTCAAGAGAGGAGTACGGAATATGATAATTGATGAAGATATAGTCGCAGGCGGTGTGACACCGTTTATCATAACAAAATTGATTGAACGGCACGAGCGAGAGCGACAGAGATACCGATTGTTACACGATTACTATATGGGCGACCACCGTATTTTAAGCCGCAGAAAAAGAGGCAAAAACGTGGCAAACAACCGTATAATGTGCAACCACGCAAAGTACATAACAGATATGACGCAGAGTTATCTTGTCGGCAATCCTGTAACATACGCAGTATCGGACGAATACGATATTGAGGCAATCAAAAACGAATATTTGGAACAGGATATGCCGAGTGTTGACAGTGAAATCGTAAAGAATATGAGCATTTACGGCAAAGCGTATGAACTGATTTATGCGGATGAAAAAAGCAAACCGAGAAGTGTACGATTGGATCCGGAGCATACATTTGTATGTTACTCACAGTCGGCATTTGAAAAGCCGTTGTTTGCGGTGTATTACTACAAGAAATACGACCTTGACGGCTACTGCACAGGCAGTATTTGTCGTGTGTATGATGAGTCGTTTATATATACATACACAGGTCTTGACAGCTATACGGCATTGTCATTGCAAAATGTTGAACCGCATTACTTTTTTGATGTACCTATTATCGAATACAGAAATAATACGGAAATGCAGGGCGATTTTGAACAGCTTATAACGCAGATTGACGCATACAATGTGTTGATGTCAGACCGAATAAACGACAAAGAGCAATTCGTTAATTCGCTGTTGTTTTTGTGTAATTGCGACCTTGACACCGAACAGGCAAAAAAATTATTGGTAGAACGTATCTTAATGGGCGACGGTGATGCAAAGGCGGAGTATCTATCAAAGGTGTTGAACGAGGCTGATACAAAGGTGTTGCGTGACGACATCAAGGACGATATACACCGTTTGTCACACGTTCCTGATTTGTCGGACGAAAGTTTCGGCAATAATTTGTCGGGCGTGGCGATAAAGTATAAGCTGTTGGGATTTGAACAGCACGTCAAGAACAAAGAACGTAATTTTGCTAAGACGTTGAGAAAACGTTTGGAGATTTACAACAATTTCTTAGTGACATTAAACGCAATGAAAGAAGTGCCGTCGCACAGAGTTGATATAGGATTTACATATAACTTGCCTGCAAACGAACTTGAAATAGCACAGATGATTAATTACCTCAAAGGTCTTGCGTCTGACGAAACACTTTTAGAGCGTCTGCCGTTTATAACAGACGCAAAGGAAGAAGTTGAAATCGCACGCAGAGAACAGGCTGAAAAGTCCGCCGAAGATATGCGTATCGCTGAAAGTTCGGCAAGGAAAGTAAACTACAATGAAGAGTAAGGCATATTGGGTAAAACGTGCCGTTGAAGTTGAAACATATTTGCAATCGCAAGCGGACAGCGTTAAGGACGGTGTAATTAAGGCGTATGAGCGAGCAATCAAAAATGTAAACAATGACATTGAGAAAACGTTCAAAGCCTATATTTCGACCGATATACCCGAAAAAGAGGCACGCCGATTAATGAGCATAGCCGACAGCGACAAACAGTACGAAGAACTTCTTGAACTGTATGCCGAAACAGACGACAAGACAGTCAAAAAAGAAATTCTAAACCGTATAAATGCACAGGCATACGGTGCGAGAATTAGCCGATTAGAGGGACTGAAACGGAATGTATATATTTACTTTAGGCGCGTTGCAAACGAGGCTATAAAGGAGCAAAAGAAACTGTATGACAGTGCGGTAAAGACGGCGTATTATACGAATATTTTTGATACCGCACAAGGTTTAAACTGCGGTATTGATTTTCCACTTGTACCGCAAAAGGCGGTTAATAAAGTGTTAAGTGAGCCGTGGCACGGTCACAACTACAGCGAGAGAGTGTGGATACATAACGACAGATTTATACAGGCAGTCGGACAGACGATTGAGGACGGTATAATCAGCGGTCACAGTGTAAGCCGTATGACCGATAAGCTGATTGATTACGTCAAAGATACTGCACCGGGTGGAATACGAACATCAGCCGAAACACTTGTGCGAAGTGAAACGGCACATTTTATGAACCAAGGTCAGAGAATGGCATATGAGGAAATCGGCATAAAACAGTATCGTTTTGTTGCGGCACTGTCTGAATTGACGTGTGACAGGTGCGGAAGTCTTGACGGTAGCGTGTTTGATACGGATAAAGCCGTTGAGGGCGAAAACTTCCCACCGATACACCCACGTTGCCGTTGTGTTACGATTATGGCAGATGTGAATTTGTCAACTCGTATCGCCCGTGACCCGTTGACGGGTGAAAATTACAAGGTTGACGGCGGTATGACATTTAACGAATGGAAAAACAGTTTGTCGGACGAGCAAAAAAATGCGTTAAAATATGTTGCAAATAGTGAAAAACGTGGTATAATAGAGATGAAAAGAAAAAAGAACGATAATAAATCAGAAACTATGCCCAAAAAGCAACTTCAAAAAATAATTAAAAGGTTTAAGAAGTTGGGAGGAACTATTCAAATGAGCGAGGAAACGGATAAATATTTGGATAGTAAATTTGCAGAAGCAATTACATATGATGCGCATACAATTTTATTACGTCAAAAACCTAGTCGTGCCAGTGTATTTGAAGAGCTTATACATTCCGCTCAATATGGAACGGGGAAAAATGATGGAAGTTATATTAGTCGATTAAAGTGTGAAATAGAGGCACAAGAGAAATTACTAAGATACCAAAAAGCATACAGACTTACTAAAATTGAGGTCGAACAAACAGAAAAGGCTTTAAATGATTACAAAAATGAATTAAAACTATACTATGAAAAAGGCGGTGTGTGATATGGATATAATAAATTCATTGAAAATTGGACAAAATATATCGGTACAAATCAATGATAACGGTATAAACTTAAAAAATGGGGGATATGTTGCAGATGAAAACGGAAACCGCTTTAAAATATTATCAGTAGCGATGATAAATAATCATAAACGATTAATTGATAGTAATGCAGAGTTATTGTTGGCGGGAGATGTTAATAATATCGGAAAAAAATTATATACGATATGATTTAATGAAAAAGAGTGTGTAAGAAAAAACTAAATATAAATTAAATATTAAAAGCACGTTTGCAGACGTGCTTTTTTGATATTCAAATTTATTGAAAGGCGGTGATAGTGTGAGAGTAG